CATGATGTATTCGTAAATGCTTCCGAAAATGTTGGAGCCACCGCCTGCTGGATTAGTCAAGTTTGCAACTCCTCCGCTTCCGCCAATGTTAAATGTCCCGCCGCCGAAGCCGGGTATTTGAAAGCCGCCTTTGCCGCCGGGCATTGGTGCGGCAAGCGCCGCAATCCCAGCCAGAGGGTTGCCGCTCTTAAATGCGTCATAGACGTTATATGCCTTGCTAATGCCTGCGGCAAAAGGTTGCCAAGGGCCCGGTATAAATTGAGCCGACTGTGCAATGGGCTTAATAACCTTTTTGCCCACTTTCTTGATGGACTTCCACGTCTTCTTGAACCAACCAAACTCTTCTAATCCGGTGACTGGATTCAAAGAAGCAATGCCAGAGCCAACAACATACTGCTCTGGATCCAGATCGAGTTCCGCAAACCGCTCACCAACAACCCGCTCAAAATCGGCGTCCGCCATCATTTCGGGTGGCAGGACAACCTCGCCGGGCGCTAGATGGGCCAAGGTGGTATCAGGGCCACGGCCAGCTTGTGAAAGCTGAACAGCCATGTCTGCCATCGGGGCCTGCGTTCCAACTTCCGCCGCTTGTGCAAAGCCCATCGCCACTTCAGCGTCCAATGGGTCTTCTGCGGTAGCGGCGGTGCCCATTAATTGGGCGATGGTCTCCCGCAATCCCGCGTTTGGATCCATAGGCATTTCAGCAGACATCGCAATGTCTGCCTGCACTTGCGGGTCTTGAATATCAATCGGATTAGTGTCGACTGAGCCGCCTTGCGCCATCATCATAGGCGCTTGCGGTCCCATAGGCATTCCAGCCATGGCAGAAATTCTTTGCTGAAGAAATTGATTCATGGCGTGCTCACCGTTACGGTCCCTACGCTGACCGTCATTCCGAGACCCGTCGTATAGGACTGGTGCTCATATAAATTACGGAACACCGTGCCATCAAAGGCTTGGTGTATCTCAAGCGTAGTATTAAAGATTATTGCCCCCGTGGCAAATTGCAGTTGAGAGATTTGTGTAGAAGTAAAGTGCGGCGAAATGCTGAAATCCACGCCGCCAAGGTTAAGCTCCAAGATCCGAATAAGTCGATTAAAAGTGTCCGCATCGACTTTTTCGCCCGGCCTTGCGCTAAGCGGAAGCTGGGTCGGTAGTAAAACGCTCATTAGCGCCTACCGCTTGGCTGTACATCGACACGGGTCGATCCTATCCGCCATTTGTAGCCCACCGCATCACTGCCTGTCAGATCATCATCGCTCTCAAATCGCAACACGATTTGACGGGCCCTGCTTCGCAAGTTTTTAAACTGAGTGGTCTGCTCGATCTGAGAGGTGCTGTCTGTGACAAGAGAATCGCCGGGGTAGTTTCTGCGCTTCAGCACAAAATTGACCGCCGCATTATTTGACACGGAAGGCGCAAAAATAAAATTAACGTCTGGGATGACTTTCTTGACGAAGCTGAAGTTTTCTCCAGATCCGATATCGATGTCAGCGCTTTCTATGAATACCCCAGCCATCCCTTCGCTTAAATTGTCATAGCCCGTCTCGTGCTCAAAAAGAAATTGCTGAGATGAGTCCGTCGCGGCCGCAATCGGAGCGTCCTCGATGCCTGCGTCAAGCCATGCGTAACGCACCAGACTGCCAATAGACCAGTGGTTTTCTTCATAGTTGTAGATGACATAGCGCGATATTTCTTGCGTGCCATCTTCAATGCTCGGATAAAAAAACCATATTTCGCCATATTCTGAGTTCAGGCCCATGTGGCATTTAAAAGCCTGAGTAAGATCAAGGTCGCTGAAAACATATTCTTGCACTGTGCAAGGCAATTTTTGCACCGCGCCGTTGTACACGTAAAAGCCGGTCTTGGAGGCAAAAAAGACGCCGCTTGGCGCTGTTATCATGGCTTTGGGACCAATTAGCCCCGCGCCCTCATTGACCAAATTTACCGCAAACGTCAAGGGTGGCCCAATAAACGCCATTGAGTACAAACTGGTATCTGTCCAAATCAAAATTTCCTGACGGCTTTTAGTTGCGCCCACAATAAACGAGCCTGAAGAAATTCTCAGGGAGCCAGCAGAATTGGTGGACAGGGGCTCAAAGTCCAGTTCGTTTTCGGTATCAGAGAAGGCCACGAGCATAGGGTCGAGCACGCCCGTGCGAGATGAGCCGCTAATTGGATCGGCACCAAGCACGATCAGATGCCTGTCCACCTCAGAAGTAATGACTTGCAAGCCAACTGTGGGGACCAAGTTTGCCCCGCTTATTGTCGATAAATTTGCCGCTCGCGTGCCAAATCCTCCGCTGTCGAGCCAGCGATAAATGCCACCACCGCGAGGATTGATAATTAGGTTTTCTCCAAAGTTGTCGTGGGTCCAAATTCTAAGCTGATTGATGTTAGAAGTAGCGGTCTGGGATCCCCAAGCCCCATTTCCCCACGTTCCAACCGACCAGCCGGTAGACGCAAGATAAACATCGAGGCCGACGTTAATTTGATATTGACCGACAACGGAAGCGCCACCATTTCCTACGTCAGAAGCGTCGGCTGTAACAGTGGCTCCAGATGTATCTTTTGCGGTGATTTCGTAAGCATTTGCGCTTGTGACCAAGCTAATCTGATACTCCTGATTGAGCACCGTGCCTGTGATATTTCCGCCCAAAGATGCCGCGCCGCTGAATGTCACAAAGTCATTGTTGACAGCACCATGTCCAGCATCGGTAACGGTAATCGTGGATGAGCCGTCTACGGCGGCAAAAGTTACGTCGCCTGCGGCAGTTGTTGAGCGGATAGGTGTTACGTCGTTGTAGGCACCCCCTTCCTCGATGTAATACTTGAGCGTCGTGCCGAGTCCAAGATACCGAGTGCCACCCAACTCAATCCAACTATGCAAAGCGCGACAAATGCCAAGAAAGGCATTAGCGCCCAGCTTAGCCCAGCCGCCAACTTTTTCGACTCTGCCTTTACGGAATCTAACGAGGTTGCCATCAACCCAGCCCCCTTTCGCCGAGTAGTCTGTGGCTTCTTTGTCAATCCCCGGCTGAAAATCCAGCGTTTGCAGTGGCATCTGGCATCACGCCAGCCTGATAATCGCACCCGTCGCGGTGGGCGAGGGGAAGACTACAGTAAAGTTGCCTGCGGTAGAGGTTTTGTCTCCACCGAAATCCAGCGCGCAAACGGCTTTGTCTGACGCAGATGTATTAAAAATCAAGGCCCCTCGTGCCGTGACTGTTGCGGTGCCAAAAGTTAGATCAGCAAAATCCACGATTGCGGTGGTGCCAGAAGTGACTGGCGTCACATTCGTCAATGCCGCGCCTCTGGCGCTATAGTTTGTGCCGGTAGACTCGCCCGTGGTCACATAGGCAGTCGTGCTCGCTCCAAGCGTTGCTGAGCTTGTGTACAAAGCCAAATTGAAAGTGTTGCCGGTACTATTCGTGAAATTGTGCGTCCCAACCAGAAGCTCTTGCTTGAAGCTGGTACAGATCGCGTTGGTAATGGCCATGTTAAAGCTCCTTTAATATGTCCGCAAACTGTGTGTGCCCCTGACCTCGCAATGTCTGAGCAATCGTGGTTCTATCTGAAAAAATAGCACTTTTCATTCCGCGCAGAATAACACTATACACCTCGTTCCGAAAAGCCTCGGCTTGCTGTCTTACATGAGGCGGAGCGTCTTCAGATATCTGCAAAATCCGCTTGGTTGTCACCTCTGCCCAAAATTCTGGTTCATGGCCGCCATTATCGGATGTGGCAACCATGACGGTCCCGATAGATGCGCCTATATTTTCGCCCATCATCCTTTGTATGGCTCCGGTGAGCTTGGCATTTCAATGCGTTGGAAGTCGTATTTTGCCTGCGCTTCGGCAAATCTGGAGCGATTGCAGATAATCCACTGGCCGCTTTGGTCAGGCATAGCGAGGAGCGGGTCATCCAGCCTATGATATCCATATAGGCGCTCGTGAGGCTCTACATTGCTGTCGAGCAACGCGGATCGAGGGCTCGCCCCAATGCTGATGCCTTCGCTAATACAGCGAGATATCCAAAATTCCACACAGCCTCGACCAGCCTCGGCAAAGTGAATATTGTGCTTGTAGCTAAAATCCATGCCAAACAGATCCATGTGGCCGACTTTGTTATATAGGCCAAAAGCGATGGCATAAGCCACGGTGTTGTTGAGGTAAGCGCATTTTTGATCTTCTATGACCTCGGCAATCGGATATTCAACGATTGCTGGCACCCTTTCATCAAGCTCACATGAGTAAATTGGCTTGTCAAACGTAGGCAATAATTTACGCATTACATCGGTTTGGTTACCCGCATCCTCGGTATCTAAGTACCGCGATGCTGGATCCATCATAAAGACCCGATCACAATCAAAGACAGCGAGAGATGAGTTGATACACCACACCTCATCCCATTCTTTGCTGTTTTCTACCGATATAACGTAATCAATTTGAGAGGCACCTAGCCCCAAGATGGCAATTTTCTTGCCCTCTAGCTCCCTGATTTTAGACATTTTAGGTTACACCTATCCTCAATAAATCATAACGATACTCATCACGAGTCGCACGTCCCTCGCTGACGTTCTTCATCCTCGCGATCCCTTCCTTAAACCGAGCCTCAAAAGTCTGTACAACATCCATAGGCTCTTTTAAGAATATTGCCGCCTCTACCAAAGCCCCATATAACAACGGATCTGGATGCTCGGTAGACAACAAAGTGGTGCCCGAGTCACCCTCGGCGGTCAAACTGCCCGGCTTGTATAAATAATGCAACTCCACTGAGTAGTTCGAGTCAGGCACTGGAGCAAGCTCAAAAGCCGTGTCATCAAACAAAGAATAATATTTTGGCCTGCCTTCAGTGGTTGAGTTAGGCGCATATTGCTTCAAGAAGCTAGGGTGCTTAAATTCCAGATAATAATAGACATTGCTATCAATCACCGCCAAAGAAAACGGTGCGTAAAAATCCGAAGGCGTAGCCAAAAAGCGCTTGGTGGCGGTCATACTGCCCGTTACGTTCTGGCGCTGTTCGGGCAACTCTACGTTTTTAAAAATACGATCTTCGCTTTCACGAATAAACGTATTCAAATTTGCATTAAATGTGGTCTCGTCGACCTGTAAATAGTCTTGAATGGTCGATTTCAGACTCGCAAGCGTGAAGCTCATGTGATCGTGACCTCCACAGTGCCAACTGCACTGTTAATTTGGAATGTGCCAATTTCCGCGCCCAATATGCCATTGCCTACATTTGTATACACCATAAAGAAGTTGCCATCATTGCCATTGCTTGATGGATCAACTCTTGCGTTCCGTACAGCCTCTGGGTCAAAAGTAGATGGCTTTCTTTCCAGTTGAGGGTGCTTGGGAGACCATTGATCGGGGCCGACAAGCAGGCCATCCCACGTTTTCTTCATGTCCTTCAACTTATATCGGAATCCAGTAATGTCGCAGATTCCGTAAGCGTTTTTTCCGCCGCTAAACGACACTAGGCAATCCTGTATATCGTCAAATCAGGCGCAACACGGAAAGACGCGCGAGACTGGTCTTGCGACAAGGCCCTCTCAAACTCTTCTTCGTAAAGCTGTTTCAGCAAAGGCACCTTCTCGGGGGCCCGTTTTAGCGCCATGTAATAGGCGAGACCAGCCGCAAGGCATGGATAAAAGCGGAATGGCACCTCCATGGTGTTTGTGCCAGCGTCCGCGTCATCCATTCGGCTGAGCGTGTTGAGATACAGGGTATATGTTGAGCTTTTATCTGGCGCAGGCCAGATTGTAATTGTCGGGCTGATCTGCTTGTCAATGAAATATTGATTGGGCTTGCCTGTGCTCGTTTTTGTAGCAATGTGGGCGTACTCGGCACGAGACAGCTTCGTCAGCGGCAAATCCGTCGTTGTGCCTGAGACGGTTTCTCTGACAAATACGTCAAGCACGTCAATTACAGAAGTCGGATTGGTCGAATCAATCGTGTATACAATAGTGTCTTTTACTGCACTTATTGATTTTTGATTAATTGTCCATTGGTTTAAGCCGCGATTAGCCCACTCCGCAAGCATCAGGTTGAGGGACCGCTGGGCCGTTCTGAGGTCGTAACCCGTGCGAAGCTCTAGCCCGCAACGCTCAAACGCCTCTTCTACATAATCCGCTACATCTAACTCAAAATCTTTACTGCCGCTCGTCGCCATCTTCAGCACCCGCGTATAGGTTGTTGAAAACCTGATTTACGTCCAAGGTGTAGTCTAAATCAGATTTGGAATAATGGATATGCTGAGAGGGTCGGAAGTCTGGAGCGCCTTTTCCGGTCTCAAACCATGCGGGGTGCGTCACCCGCACTCGATTGTTTGGAAGGGCAATTATGTTGCCCGTCCACGGTCCCGCATCCAATAGCTCAAGAACGTGGCTTTGCTTGTGCTGAGCGGGGTCGTCAGCAATTTCGTTTTCGGCATAATCCACAGTGAAATAATATTTGGCGGGGTACATCTCCCCGTCAATAAGCGCGAGCCAAGGGCACGGCGTTGCTCTGTCAAGCACATAAACGGCATGATGGTGAGAGCTACAGTCCCAAGGCTGAGCCGCCCAAACGGGC